CTACCTAAGAAAGCCAAGCAGAGCGCCATTACGATGAAGGTTCTCATTTTGTTTTCTCCTTCCGTTCGATATGAAAATCAACGATGCGGCGAACGGTTTCCGCAACCGTAATGCCAAGCCTCGCAGCCTTCCGCTCTATAAACACAAGCTGTCGCTTGGTGAATGTTATTGAGAGCCTAGGATTCTTAGTCATATGGTGTATATATGCACCACCTTTTTGATTGTCAAGTGCGCACATGGCTGACGTTTATACGATCTCAACTAAAATCGAGATGATCAACCGGATAAGTCCGGTTTTAGGTCAGCTTGTAAAAGAGTTGGTCCATCTCGAAGGTAAGATTGGGAATATCGGCAAAAGCTTTGAGGCCATGGGTCTTAAGGCTCAGGTTGTATTGGGAGGCGGAACGGCCGCTGCCGGGATCGGGATTATAGGAGGATTGGTTAAGGCAACCGAGCACGCATCGAAGCTTCTACATGTTCAGAACCAACTTGCTATTTCTGGCATCTCAATTGCCGAACAAGCACAGGCAACCGCCAAAGCCTTGGAACTGCAACAAAAATATGGCGTGAAATATGCGGAAGCCCTTAGCGATATACGAGAAATTCGCTTTCCTCTTGGCAGCATGGAACATGCGCTAGCTTTTGCTGAGCCATTAGAGCAGATGCGTGTAGTCCTTAATGCATTTAAGGAAGGCACAGGCGATAAAGCCAAAGAATCTCTTTATGCCGCTGCACGCGGAGGTGAACTAAGAGGCCTGAAAACAAATGAAGACTTTCGCAATTTATTCGACGCAGAAACGAAAGCAATTATTGCTACTGGCGGAAAGTTAACCCCAGAGGGCTTCCTTGCCGCGGCACAATATGGACGTGTGGCAACTCAGGGATGGTCGCCAGAGTTTGTCGAAAAGTGGTTGCCTACATTAATTCAGGAACAAAGGGGAATGCAGGCCGGTACTGGCTTGATGTCCTTGTTCCGAAATATCGCGCAGGGCCACACACCACTAGGTTCTGTCCAAGCATTGGATGAGTACGGCCTACTCACAGATCCAAGCAAGCTAATTATGAACAAGAAGGGAGAAGTTAAGGGCTTCCATTATGGTGCTGTCGAACAAAGTGACTTGTTGGTTAAAGATCCATACAAATGGGCTCAGGAAGTCCTTGCCCCGGCATTACGCAAGAAGTTTGGCGATGACATTTCTCCCAGCAATCCTAAAGTAATAGGTGCCCTTGGAGATCTAATTAGCCAGAGGACAGCTGCGCAATCAGCGGCAATTATGACCCTGCAGCCGCAGCGCTTTGAGAAAGACGCCGCACTCATCGGGCAAACGATGGGTCTTGGCGCGGCGGACATTTTGGTAAAGCGTGATCCATACGCCGCCATGAACCGCTTTACCGCGGCGTGGGATGCGCTATTGACTAAGCTGGGAGGGCCGCTTGTTGATCCGTCTATCAAGGCGTTAAATGGACTTGCCGATGCGATCAACAAGATGTCTGGTATTGAGCATATAACTGGGCTAGCGAGATCGCTAACAGAGCTTGGTGCGGCCTCTCTTGTTGGTGGACTGGCAGCGATGGTAGCTGGTCCAGCAGGCGGATTGATTGCCGCGTTGGTCGTTGCATTGGGTGCGCTGGCGGTACTCAATTGGGGCGAAATAACGGCAGGCTTTGACAAGATTAAGGAAGCGATCACGGGATTTTGGGATTGGCTTAAAGAGGCCGGAGCCGGAATGTTGAAGTGGATCACGTCATTAGGTGGTCTATTAAAAACAAGCCTTAGTAATGGCGGCATCGGCGGCGGAGGCGGCCTTATTAACGCATCGTATGGCGACGGTAGCGGCGCCTCTATCGGTGGATCGCCACATGGATCTTATTTGCAATACGCGAATATGATAAAGCAATATGGCGGCGATGAAGCCGAAAATTTGATGAAAATCTATCGCGTGGAAGGGCCTCAAGGCTACGCGCACGGGGATAGTGGGATGAGCTACGGTCCATTCCAGGTTTATACTGGTGGCGGCATTGGAAACCAAATGCTAAGGGCCGGAATTAATGTTCGCGATCCCGGATCGGTGCGGGCACAAATTGAATGGATGAAAAATTATGGCCATCGCACGGGCGGATATTCGCAAGAAATATGGCATGGGCTAAGAGATAAGCATATTGGCTCGCTACGTTCGGGCAGTCGCGTATCTCCGTACCGCGCTGGCAGGGGCCAGCAAGAGGTTCATGTTCACAGTCCCGTATATCTCGACGGAAAGATGATTGCGTCTAATACAGTTACCCATATCTTGAAAAGTAGCGAGCATTCGCGTCAAAGCGCATATTTTGATGGCTACCATTCATTTGCGGGCGCCGATCGCCAAACTGCTACGGCATAACCGCCATGGCTACCGATACGCTTGTTCTTGGTGGTATTTCTTTCGATGAGTGGTCCACTCCGCAAGAAATTCATCTCGGCGGCGCGCAAGCGATGGCAGTGCATAAGTTGCCAGGAGGCTCCCGCTTTATTGATACCCTAGGCCCCGATGATGACGATTACTCCTGGAGTGGAACATTTTACGGGGCGAACGCTCAAGAAAATGTTCGCGCGCTTGATGCGTTACGAGTATCTGGTGTCCCCGTCCCGTTAGTTTGGGGCGGCAATTTCTGGACGGTAATCGTCTCTCATTTCAAGGCGTGTCCAGTACGCTATCCGCAATTGTGGAAATACGACATAACAGTTGTGGTGGCCGTTGATACTATGTCCGGCGCGCTAGGCGCCATAACGTCGGGAATTGATCAGCTCTTAGGTGCAGACATGGCCACAGCAATGAGTTTGGTTGGGCTATGATTTTGTTAAAGTTTCAAGGATTCTTTTTCTGAAATCATCGTCAGATTCAACCCAAACTTGAGCAATTGAATCGAAAACGCCACCGTCTTTTTCTGATTTAAGTAGTCGAACGATGCCCCAGTCAGAGCCGATAAAAGCATCAATCTGCTCTTGTGTCATAGTTTTTGGCTCTTCGCTCATGGACTTATCTAAATATATGATCCCGTCCTCCATTACAACCGGCGTCTCGAGCCTTAATGCTGCGCTTGCGGCTATGGGCTCGTACCTGTCAGCAAGCGTAACCATTCGCCGCGCGCTACTCCAGCAGGCCGCAACGCTCGCTACGGCCATCGATACGGCCGAAAAAACCGCCGCTGGCGCCCTTGATACGTTTCAGGGCTCAATCATGCCCGGAGACACGGTTAATGGCCTCCTTGGGCTTCTGACGAGCGCTCAGGACGAACAAACGCTATCTGACCTCCGCGGCGTTATTGGGCGCATGGTTCTTAATATTGAGATAACTGGATGACTGTAGCTCAACCATATGTCGGCGAAGCCGTTCCGTTCAGGACTATCCTAGTTTCAAATACGACCTTATTCCACATCGCCGCGCAAGAGCTTGGCAATGCCATGTATTGGCCAGTGCTAGCTAAGGAAAACAATCTTGTCGATCCGTGGATTAACGGACTTACCAAAATAGCTATACCTGCGCTTTTTGATACTACGGATACGAGCGGCATTTTGGGGGCATAATTGGCACTCTCGACTGGCGTCAGGCCACACACCGCTTTTCTGGTCTGTGGCGGCCAGTTCTTGGTTACCAGCGGCCAGGTTGTGCAGACTGCGACACGGCGGAGCGCAACGTTCAGCGCAAATCTGCCTATGGACGGCGGCGCGCTGGGAGCAGTTCTAGAAAGCAGTCAAGCCTCTATCCTTGTGAATGGTTCGCTTCTTGTTCAGGGAGAGCTGGACAATGTCAGCTGCGACTTTATTCAGCGCGTCATATCCGTTACTGGGCGAGACGCCTCTGCCAAGCTTCACGAAATGAAGAGCGCCGAAAAATGGGTCAATAAAAAAACTACCGACGTTGTGCAAGATCTCGCTCAGCGCGCTGGCCTCACGGCACAAGTCGGCCAGGGAATGATTAAGGCCGGGCGAATATTAAAAGACGAATATGCTAAACTTACCGATGGTGTTTCGTTCGCATCTGTCATTCACAAGATGGCTGAGCTAGACGGCGCTCGCTGGTTTGTCAAAGGAACAGCGCTAAACTACGTGGCCCAAGGAGGGCAGGGCGGCGGCACCTATTCCCTCAATTACGTCCCACCATCTCCAGGCAGCCCAATGGTTTCCGACTGCCTGCATCTAACCATTTCTTTCAACGCGCAAGCCGCTAAATCAAATGAAACCACTGCGGCTAGTTGGCATTCTCGTAAGAAAAAAATGCTTTCTAGCAAGGCAACCGTTCAGGGCGTTGGTGGCGGCAGCAGTAAGACTACAACTAGCTATCACATACCGGCCTTTATGCAGGATCAGATTCAGAACTTTGCCAAGATGAAGGCGCAGGAAATGACGCGCCATACATATCACCTTGAGGCCGAGTTAGTTGGAGATCCATCAATTGACGTTTCCATGTCGGTGCAGCTCTCCGGAACCGGCCCATTTGATCAACAGTATCAGATAGACGAGATTCGGCATTCCTTCGGTATGGGCGGCTACACAATGCAAATTCAGGCCGCAACAGCTGGCGAAGGACGCAACGCAGAATGACCGTCGCCGATTTAGAGCCGGCGATCTATCGCGCCATTGAGAACTGGGCAGCAGGCCGGAGGCATGAGCGCATTGGGCTAGTGACGAGCTATGACCCCAAGACGCATACTGCGAAAGTCATGCTTCAGCCGGAACAATTTGAAACCGGCTCGATCCCGATCGAAACCCACGCGATGGGTAATAATTACGGTCATGTTACCGGTCTAGTGCCTGGGGACGGCAAGACGACTGGTGACCAGGTGGTTGTGAGGTACCAGGAGGGAGACTTCGAAAGCGGAAAAATATCTGGCCGGATACATTCCGACGTGGATATGCCTCCGCAAGTTCAATCAGGTGAAACTGCTATCGTCTCGCAGTTCAACGCCTCAATCAAAATGAACAAGGACGGATCAGTATCTCACGCCACAACGCAGAAGCAGGCAGACGGACAGACTGACAATACAGCCCCTAACATGAGCCATAGTGCAACGGCAGGACATTACGCCGCCACTGCGACGAAGGCTAATGGAAAGGGCGGAAAGATGACGCTTACGGCGTCAGACGGGAGTCAAATCTCCCATTCCATAACTATGGACCCTAAGTCTGACAGTAATGCGTTTAGCACCGGATTCTCGAGTGGATTAAGGTCAACTAATAACAGAGTAGTACATTATTCCACAGACGGAACCAATACGCATTCGATGATCCTGGATCTGTTGGCTAAGACACTAACACATAAAGCAGCTGGCGGATCAGATACACACTACCTTGTGTTGGATATCGCTAACGGGATTACAGAGAGTACGACTAAATCGCACACGCGCTCAGCGCAGACGACGATAACAGACACAGCTACTTCAATTCTGCATAATGGAAATACCAATGTCACCGGGACTCTTGGCGTCTCTCAACTTGCGACCTTTCTAGGCGGTCTTGGTACCGGTGCTTTTTTAGTGGCCCCAGATAGTGCTGGCGGACTTTCGCAAGCTACTATGGGTCTGTCTGTTGCTGGTGGGTTAACGACTGATAAAGCGACCGCGACGTCTTGGGTCAAGTTACCGTTATATACCATTGCGGGATTAGCCGGAATAGCGTCCCCTACTAAAGGGATGATGGCTTATGTAACAGATACCACAGCCAATGCGGTGCCCGCGTTTAATGCTATTCCAGTCGGAGGAGGATCGACGTCAGTAAATCGGCCGGTGTTTTATGACGGTGCGAACTGGAGATATTAAATGCCAGAGCCATCACTTGAATGGGACACTGACTATAAGCTTTCCCCTAGTCATGACCTTGCGCTTGTAGATGGTGACATCTATGCGCGCCAGCGTATTTTACGTCGTTTGTTCACGGTCGTCGGTGGCTATGTATTTCACCAGGATTATGGTGCTGGCCTACCACAAAAGATAGGACGTCCGATGACGACGCAGTTTCTTGAAAGCATCGTGCGTTCACAAATTGCTCTAGAATCTTCGGTAGCGCCCAACCCTGCTCCTACGATTAGCGTGGTTCAGCAGCCGGGTGGTCTGTTTATTATTAGCATCGGCTACACTTCAGCTGGGAATAGTCAGCAACTTTCTCTTACCATTGCAGTTTAATGGCTACTATCCCGACAAAATCATTCACGTCGATTGTGACGAACATCGCGACGGGGATACAAGGCCGCGCGAACACCATTCTTGACTTTTCGATTGGCTCCAGCCTTAGAGCCCTCGCTGAGGGGTTCGGCGGAATTTTGCTGTGGCTTCAGGCAATTGCTCTGCAGATAGCTCAATTAACGCGCGCGTCAACTTCGCAGGGTTCCGATCTCGACAGCTGGATGGCCGATTGGAATTTTCTGCGGCTAGGTGCGCAATCAGCCACTGGAACGGTTACATTTTCACGCAATACAGCCGGAACTAACTCGCCATTTATTCCGATAGGCGCGACGATTCAAAGCATTGATGGCACCGCAACATTTACAGTCACAGTCGATCTAGGGAATCCTAATTACGTCGGAACTCCCATAGCTGGTTACAATATGCCAGCGAATATCGCGAGCATCACGGTTCCCGTGCAATGCACTACCGTAGGCACGGCTGGAAACGTTGTTGCCGGCGCACTGAGTCAGATCACGACACCGCTTGTTGGCATCGACACAGTTGTTAATGCCATAGCGTTTACTAACGGATTCGCATCTGAAGCTGATGCCGCATATCGCAGCAGGTTCATTGGTTTCATTGCGGCTTTGAGCAAGGGAACGGTTGCGGCGATTGAGTTTTCCGTCACAACTACACAGCTTGGCGCGCAAGTTACTGTGCTCGAAAACTTTAACGCTGATCTTACCGCAAATCTAGGATTCCTGACTGTCACTGTCGACGATGGGACCGGTGCCCCAAATGCAACCTTCCTAACCAATGCGTCACTGGCTGTCGGAGCGACGCGCGCCGGTGGAATCATGTGGGGCGTGTTCCCTCCGGTGATTCTATATGCAAATATCGGTATCATATTGGTATCCGCACCTGGATACGATCACAATTTTGTTGTCGGCGTCGTCGATACAGCGGTTCAGGACTATGTGAACACATTGCCTCTAGGGCAGCCGCTTTATTACAACCGCCTTGCGCAAGTGATCTTCGACGCAACGCCCGGGGTTTTGAACATATCACCGCTTACGATTAACGGCAATAATATTGATCTCGTCGGAACGCTTCGCAATGTGATCAAGATTGGCACACTAACGGTCGTGTAAAGATATGGCGTTTGCACCGGAGTCATTTTGGGAAAACCGGCGGCGCCCCTATCAGGCTCTTGTTTGGCACACGCAAGTCTGGCCGCCATTTCCGGCCTCTGCCTTGGTGCCTGGTCCATTAGTTGTGCCGCCCGCGCCTCCGATTGCGACCGGAAATTCAAACGATATGATCGGCCGCTTGACGCGGTTGCTTCCCACTGGGTGGTGGAATGACGGCTCGTTTAATGTATTAGACGCCTCGTTTATAACTGCGATCAAAGGTGGCCTTGGGGACGGACTTGCGTGGATCTATTCCCTATTTCAATACGTCAAGAATCAAACTCGCCTCACGACGTCGTCAGACTTTTTCCTCGATCTGTCAGCCTATGATTTCTTTGGCCTTCGCATAAAGCGCAAGCCGAGTCAGACTGATTCCTCTTTAATAGCAACCATTCAGAAGGAAATATTCCGAGAAAAGGTCACCCGCCATGGCGTTGAGCAGGCTGTCGAAGATCTAACGCAAACCGAAGTAACCATCTTCGAGCCAATGAATCCGCAGGATAGCGGAGGGTGGGGCGTTCTATTTGCATTTGATGCCGGTGGCGCATGGGGTGCCGATCTACCGTATACCATGTTTATCACGGCAGTCGAGCCAATCGGCGCCGGCATTCCGAGCCTTGCTGGCTTTGATTCTTATTCCGGCGGATGGGGCGTTCCGCAAGGTGTTACCTCCGCGATGTTAGGGGTGGCATTTAGCAAAGGATTCTCGAACGGATTTGGCTATCTATACGGATTATTCGGAACCGGTGGCGCGTTCGCTCTTGCTGATTTATCGCAAATTCAGGGAACGGTCACCAATCAAGATATTTACGACACGATCGAGGCAACCCGTGCTGCCGGTGTGACTTGCTGGGTATATATTGCACCGCCGCCTATTAGGGCTGGTACAGTCGATTTTGATTTCTTTCTCGATTTAAGTCTTTTGGGATAACAAATGATTTGGCAACAAGGCCAGCTTTTAAAGTCGGCTGATCTCAATGCTACTTTTGCGCAATACTTTCCCGCAACTGCCGTTTCGGCATATAGCGCAACCGTACTTGCTCAGATCGATAATGCACACTGGTTGAGCCTCCTTGGCATCCCGAATCTAACAACCCTAGGAGCGCCAAATGGAATCGCGACTCTTGACGGCGCCTCTCATCTTACTGCCACACAAGTTCCCCCTATTCTTCCTGGTAATTTTGCGGTCAAGGGACCCAAGCCATGGATTGATGTAGTAGGCTATGGCGCGGTTGGAAACGGTATCGCCGATGATACAGGAGCAATCAATAGCGCAATAGCCGCCCTTCCTTCAACTGGAGGAATTATATACTTTCCTCCAGGAACTTATCTTGTCAGCGCCCAAATTCCGATCACGATAAGCAATGTGAAACTTATGGGCGCCGGAATCGGCACAAGCGTTATACAGCAATCATCGACAACGGCGGACACGTTCAGCTTTGGTAGCGGAACTAGCTACCTATCCGTTTCCGATCTATCCATCTGGTCGTCGGTAGTCAACACCGCTGGAGCCGCAATCAAGCTCAATACCGTGTCGCTTGTGGCCCTCCGCCAGGTTGAGATCGAAGGTTCATTTATCGGCGTAAATGCGATCTCCTCGACATTCGTTGTTATGGATAGTGTCACAGTCAAGAATCCGGAGGTGACAACTGGAACCGGCATAATCATAAATGGAGGTAATAATCATTTCCTTGATAAGGCGCTAGTGTACACTACTGGGACCCAATGCCTAAATGGGCTACAGATTTTAGCTACAGATTCCTGCTGGGTTGACAACAGTCATTTCTTATCGACAGGAGTTGGCATCCTTATAAATCCTCCTAACGCCACCGTTGTCCAAAGAGTTACGGTGAACAACACAGCCGTTGCGAGCTGTACGAATGACGGGGTCTTTATAAACCCTGCAGCAGGCGGTACTGTTCAAGGGGTAAGATTTAGCGCATTGCGCTCGTCACTAAACAGCGGTAACGGCGTGAATTTCGGAACTACCGGAACAATTACGAGTGCGCAACTCCACGGATGCCAGGTTCTTGATAATGCGCTTTCCGGCATAAATTTGCAAGCTACCACCAGCACTTATTCTCTTTTTGATGGATGTTACATCGGCGGGAACTCAACATCGTCCTCAGGAACACTCTCTGGAATTAAGGTTGCGGCAAACGTAAATAGTTTTGACATTCGAACATGCCGAATTGGGAAATCACCAACCTCGGCCGCAACACAAAAATATGGGATTGAGATAGCCGCCGGAACCTCAAACAATTACGCCATTATAGGGAACGATCTCAACGACAATGTAACCGCTAGTATGATAGACGGCGGCTCCGGTACAACCAAGCAATTCATCGGGAATTTTCCGGCTACCGCAGAGACCAAATCTGTTCTTGGCGGCACGCTGCAATTAAGCCACTACGGGGCCGGGACTCTGCTGACTGATGCGTCAGGCAATGTTACGGCGGGAGCCTCGGTGGCGGCAGCCTTCGTCGATTCCGGAAATACAAGCCCAGCCGGAACGACTAGCGCAGCGGCCTTCGTGATGATGGGAATTGGTAGTACCGCATCCATAACCCCATTGGTTACCGGTAGAATTTTAGTAGTCGCCACAGGCGGAGTTTTTTCTCCCACAGCCGCTTCGGCTGGGCAGGGTGCCTTTCTTATGATTAGGCGCGGAACCGGAACGGCGCCAGTGAATGGAGCTGCTGTGACGGGAACGCAAATAAGCACTACAGAGCAATGTACATTTGACGGCCAGAATTATGTTAATTCGTTTGCAACTCACGCCATAGTCACTGGTTTAGCTACAAATGTTGCGGTTTGGTTGGATATTGCTATTGAAACGACTAATGCTTCTTTCACTGCTCAAGTTGTCAATGTGAAGATTACAGCAATAGAATTCTAATCGGGAGTCCGTGAGCGCCGTCGACTGTGCGCCACAGACTCTTAGCTGCCAAAGTCTCTTTTTCGACATCGCTCATGAGGCAACGCCGCAGCAGAGCGCCGATCCGCCCCTAAGCTAGATTTAGCGAATTCTCCTATTTTAATCAACAATCCTGGCCATCGCCGGGATTTTTTTTGAGGTTTTTAATGGATAGGACGACTGTCTACCCTACCGAGCAACCAACAGCAACTACTTGGTTGGGTGCCGAGAAGGCGAAAATGATAGCGCAGGGCTATCTCGCGCAGGGTATCCTCGGAACAGGCACCGTAGTAGATGGACTCAGCTGTATTCCGACAATCCCTGCGTCTCTTGCGATAACGATTAATCCTGGTTCAATATATCAACTCGAGCCTGTCGATAGCACATCTTGGAGTTCCCTTTCGCTAGATACTGTCCATCAGATAATCAAACAAGGCATTAGCCTTGATCCTGTAAATCTTACACTGACGCCACCTGGAACATCCGGGCAGGCGATCAATTATTTAATCGAAGCAGCGTTCTCGGAGCAAGACACAGGCTCTCAGGTACTGCCTTATTTCAATTCCGCAAATCCGCTTATTCCTTTCTCAGGCCCTGCCGGTTCCGGCGTATCTCAGCCTACCCTGAGGCAGGGGCTTATAAGTCTAGTCGCAAAAGCTGGCGTTGCAGCAACCGCAGGAACCCAGGTTACACCTGCTCCAGATGTCGGCTATGTCGGGATGTGGGTTGTTACAGTCGCCAATGGAGCGACACAGCTATCAAGTGCGCAGATATCGCAATATGCGGCCGCGCCATTCATTTTGGAGAAATTGCCGCAGATTCCTTATTGGGTGCAGGGAGGCACGTTCGCGCAATGCATTGATGCTGGAGCCGGTAACGGGATAGTCGTTTCGCCAATTCCTGTTCCAGCGGCGCCTCCTGCCAATTTGTTCGTCAGAAGAATAAACTTTACCAATACCGGCGCTATGGTGATTACGATCGTAGGTTCGGCCGGACTTTTAGGACCCTATTCTGTAATTCATGCATCAGGAGCGGCGATTGTTTCCGGCGATGTTCCTGGCAATTTTATGATGCACTTGAATTGGGACGGCACCTCTTATCGATTGATGAATTCAAAAATTGCCACCGCTGTCGGCAATCTATCGGCAAGCTCTGGAGAAGGCATCAACGTCACCGGGGGCGCCGTTGTCAATTGGTATTTGCCCGGGTTGGTCGATCAGCCGATTATCGCCAATACAGATCTATTTGGGTTCTACAGCGCAGCCGATACCCATCACCGTGTTGAAACATGGGCGCAACTTCTTACCAATATCCGAAATGGGCTAACTCTTTCCCTTCTTAACGTCCAATTTCTTACACCATTCACAGTTGGGTATTCCGGGACATATGTCCCAACCACTGGCACGCGTTCAGCTATCGTATTTGCAACGGGCGGCGGCGGGTCTGCTGGGTGTGCCGGCCCACAAAATAATGCTGCCGGTGGCTGGGGAGGCGGTACAGCATTTACATTCATGTCTATGGTTGGCGTGGCTTCTGTTGCCTTTACAATAGGACATGGCGGCGCACAGCAGACAGTACCAACACTGAGCGGATATCGCGGAGGTGCTACCATATTCGGTATTTACGCACAGGCAAGCGGTGGTCCTGGAGGATGGGGGCCTTCTGGCTTCGCTGATACTCTTCCCGGAACCGGACTTGCTGGAAATTTGTGGTTGCAGGGTGGCGCTGGTGAATATCCAACTGGTGGTAATCAGGGCGGAAATGGCGGTTCATCCTTCTGGGCCGGAGGTGGCGCGGCTGGTAGCAACGTTCCTGGTGGAAACCCAACAATAGGATCAAACGGAAGTGGTGGCGGCTCTGCCCATGCACCTAGCGTTCCAGGAATGCCAGGAGGCGATGGTCTTATTGTCGTGATCGAATTTGGTTAATAGGAACGATTAAATGACTCTTAAAACATACGCGGCTCTTACGACCGAAATAGGAACGTCGCTTGCAGACAACACGGTTGGTGCGATTACCCCCGGTGTCTTGCGTGGCGTGGCGCAGGACATTCTTGACTCCCAAGGTCTCAACACATTCACAGTTGCCACGCTTCCGGCGGGAACTGAAGGTATGAGAGCTTACGCTACTAATGGGCGAAAGGTTGGTGAGGGCGCAGGACTAGGTACCGGCGTTCCTGTTTATTTCTCGAATGCGCTTTGGCGTGTTCAATCTACAGACGCAGTTGTTGCGGCTTAATTTTACAAGGAAATTTATTATGAATTTCAAGGCTTTAATTGGCGCCGCGTTTGGTGCTTTTCTTTTTTCCGGGCAGGCCTTTGCAACGACTGCTGCGCCCGCGCACTATCCATCGCCACTTACATGCACTCGCAACTTCTATGTTAGCCCCTCGGGTTCTGACACAGCTACTTGCGGCGCTTCTGCCGGTACCAATCCATATGGCGCTTCTAATTGCGCTACACCATGGGGCGCAGATGCGGCTACGAGTATAGGTGCCACAGGAACTACGCTAACCGGTGGTGATTGCGTCAATGTTTTGGGCACTACGCCAACAGAGACGGCTCTCGGCTCAAGTGGCTGGACTGCCTATAATAAAACCACCACAGCAACGTTTAGCCGCGGGGGTACTGCCAACCAAGCAAATGGTTTTATCACCTATGTGTGCTCGGTAAATCATGGTTGTTATATCGGTTCAACCGCCAATAACCCGATCAATCTTAATGCCATGTATATTGCATTAGATGGATTTGAAATAGACGGGCACAACGTCCAAGGGTACACCGGTTACAAAGAAACTAATACAAACACATACTCCTGCAACCAAATGTTTGCAAATAACAGCAGCCATCATATCGTTATGAACAGCATTATTCATAGCTGCGGCGCTGGTGTTCTCGGAACCTCTGGATCGAATGATCATGATTATCTGATTGCAAACGAGGCATATGACTTTTCTGGGGTAAATGCTAGTCATACCTCAGGCCTCGATTTCTACGAGGAACTAGCTACTACGGGAACCGGAACGTGGGAAAGTGATCCATATGTCGTTCAGATCATAGGCAATGTGATCCACGACGGCGGCGAGACTGCAGCGATTGGTGCCGCACACACCGATGGCGAGGGGATTATCCTTGATGATTGGGCTCATACTCAAAGTCTTCCCCATACACAATACACGGGCCAGGCGCTAGTAGCCTACAATTATGTCTATAACATAGGCGGCAAGGGCATTTTACAATATACCTCCGGCAATGGGGTATTTGAAAACAACACGCTTGTAAATAACTGTTTAGATCCCACAGTGGTAACGAATCGCGGCTGTAAGGAATTTGAATCGGCCGGCATCAACTCACTCGGCTGGAATCAAAACGGCACATCAAGCACATTGCAAAACAATTTGGCAATCCGGCTGGGGACGGGTTCTCAAGCTGCGTACAATGTCGTCGGCGCCAACGCGACCGGCATCACGCATAACGAGTCTTTCGACACGGTCAGCGGTGGAGCTAGCTTTCAGGGCGGCCTTGCCGTAGCGGCTGCGAATCCTCTTTTGGGGGTTAATCCTAACGTCGCAAATCTTAACGGCAGTCCGAGAGATATGCATCCGCAGAGCGGATCGCCAGCTCTAGGTTCAGGCGTAACCAATATAACCTCCTCTCACTTTGCGTTCATGACTCCGGATGGCCAGACTCCTCCGAGCCCTCCCAACATGGGCGCGTTCAATGTTGCGGTTGCAGGGTGCGGAATATCTCCGTTACCGCCCTGCCCTGGTTTGGGTCCGGTCAGCATCAATGCTGGTGGTCCGGCGATAGCTGGCACCCCACCGCAAGCATCATTCATCGCCGATACTCACTTTACGGTGGTCCATGGCGGCATAGCAAATAATAATCCAACCGGCACCGTTGATACTACTCTGGTGGTGAATCCGGCTCCCACAGCCGTTTACCGCACGGAACGTTGGGATAATCCTCTTACTTATACGATAGATGGATTGACGCCGAATAAGGCCTATTCTGTGAGACTCCATTTCACTGAAGATTGGCCAGCCGACGAGTTCGTCGGTAAGCGCATCTTTAATATTGCATTAAATGGTACGACGGTTCTTTCAAACTTCGATATTTTCTCCACAGCCGGCGCAGCACACAAGGCAGTTGTTGAATGCTTCAGCCAGGTCGCGGACCAGTTTGGAAAGATTACTATTACCTTAACTGCTACGGCGGCATCTGTGGATGCCAATGCAAAGATAGACGGCGTAGAAGTTCTAAATATGCCGACGGCTTCTCTTTCTGCCAATCCCGCAACGATCAATGCCGGGAATAGTAGCACTCTAACATGGTCTTCAACTAATTCTACCCGCTGCATAGGAACTGGGTTTTCTACCGGAACTGGAAACCCGGCTTCAGGTTCACTAGTGGTGACTCCGAGCGCAAATACAACCTATAGCATATCTTGCGATGCCGGAGGGGTGGCCGCGACTGCAAGTCAAACGGTCACAGTCAGCAGCGTGCTAAGCGCATCATTGACCGCATCGCCAACAACTGTTGTAAGCGGCGGCGCGTCGACGCTGAATTGGATGTCAAACGCCACAGTCAAGTGCGTGGGAACCAATTTCTCAACCAGCAACCTCACGACTGGAACGCTTGTTGTTCACCCGACAGCCAACACTACGTACAGCATCGCTTGTGATAGTGGTGGAACTCCGGTTAATGCTAGCGCCACGGTCAGCGTGTCTCCGGTAACAGATACCATATCTGCCAATCCATCGACAATCCTAAATGGACAGAGCAGCACGCTAACATGGTCTTCGAATGGCACGCGTTGCACGGGCGTAGGGCCTGGCACTGCTCCGTCAGGCATGTTGCTAGTTAGCCCGACGCAAACAACGACCTACACGATCGTGTGTGACAATGGAGGAGTATCTACCCCGGCCAGCACCAATGTTACTGTCAACCCAGTGACGGCAAGCCTCTCCGCTACCCCGCCTACGATATCGATGAATTCAGTTCTTACTAATTCCACTGGCGCATCTATTGGGGCATCTCGTTCGACGACTTCTTCCGGAGCGGCTCCAGCACAAGCCTATTTCGAGGTTAAGCTCGGAACCGGAATTAGTTCAGCAAACACGATGGTAGGCATTGCCAATTCGTCAGAAAGTCTGACAAATTTTGTTGGCGTTGATTTAAACGGAATTGGTTGGGAGTGGAACAATGGTAATATCTTTATAAACAATGCGCACACCAATACGAACTTCGTAACAGGAGTCGCCAACGATGTTATCGGTTTCGCGGTTGATTTCACAAATCAAAAACTTTGGGTAAAAAATGTTACTCATAGCGGTGGCTGGAACAACGATATCATAGCCAATCAGAATCCGGCGACCAACACTGGAGGGTATTCAATTGCCGGTCTAAATGCTGGGCCGTATTTTATTACGGCAGACGTTGGTGCCGTAAATGGTGAATCTCTATCTTTAAATACCGGCCCCACATTTAATATTGTAACCCCGCCATCCGGGTTCACGGCGTGGGGACCAACGACCACTTTTGATCCAGCAAACACTGGTTCGCCGGCGGCGCTTTCGGGAGATAACAGCACACTAGCGTGGTCCTCTAATGGCACACGTTGCGTAGGAACTGGATTCCCTACTGCGAATGCTGCGTCGGGAACTTTTGTGGTCAGCCCAACCGCAACAACTACCTATTCGGTTGCATGCGATGCTGGTGGGGCAACTACGCCGGCAAACACTACGGTTACTGTGAATGCCAGTTCGTCAGCATCGATAATGTCTAACGTGACGGCAGTCCCGAGCAATGCGGCCACAATTTCGTGGTCTTCAGTCAATGCGTCTGCTTGCACGGGGGTGAATTTTCAGACCAATGGTGCGACTTCTGGAAGCGTGCAAGTCACGCCTTCGATAACTACGACATACTCGGTTACATGTGATACATCTGCGCCATCTTCGGTAACAATCATTGTACCGCGTCTTGATTGCCAGGCTGGCCCCCCGCTCACATGTAGTTGGGTTAATGATGCCCCAGTTGCTGCCGCTGCGGCTATCTTTATACCTAGTTGCCAACCCGGATGGACTTCGATTCCAGGTGGTTTCTGCCAGCAGGCCCTGTTTTCTGGCACCACATGGACATCTCCTCCGGATTGGAATTCGTCGAATAATACTATCGAAGGAATCGGAGCCGGTGGCGGCTCACCTGTGCCTGGTTATGGAGGAGGCGGAGCCGAATACTGCAAAATCTCCAACTTCACTGTTGCTAATCCTGGTGTTACGACGGTCTCCTACACTGTTGGTCAAGGTGTTGCGGGCCTCGCTGGCACTAACACGACTTGGAACACAAGCACCCTGCTCGCGCATGGCGGCTCTCCGGGAACAGGATCAGCTGGCGGCGCGGGCGGAACGGGTGGAACCGGAACGTGCAACCATGGTGGCGCGGCTTCGTCAGTAGCCCCATTCGCAGCCTCGCCTGGTGCCGGCGGAGCCGGCGGTCCGTTAGGTGTAGGCGGTGCCGGCGGAGGCGCTAATGCGGCCGCTAGCGGCGGTGGCGGAGGTGGCGGCAACGGCGGCGGGACTGCTGGCGCCACTACGACGACCTCTACAGGCGGCAATGGCGGAAACAACAATAGCGGCTCTGGTAGTGGAACTGGCGGCCTTACAGGGGTTGCTGGCGTGTCCGGAACTAATGGCGGCGGTGGCGGCGGCGGAGGAACCAATGCTGCTGGCGGCAACGGCGGCAACGGTAACGAGTGGTCAGCCATATCAGTCGGGTCAGGTGGTGGTCCGGGTGGTTTCGGGGGCGGCTCTAATCTCATAGGCTCCCCTGGGCTTTATGGTGCAGGAAGCCTCAATAACGGAACTACTGCGACAGCTGGAGCGCCAGGCGTTCTGGTTCTCACCTACCATCCATAACTAATAATTGGATCCCGCACCGTCACTCTTGGCGGTGCGGGATCCATTCAATATTAGAGGAAATATGCCCGACACTCAATCAGATATTCTCGCGCGCGGTCGCATATTTATTCAAGCCCTAATGGCTGGCCCAGGACCGCTTCCGCTCCCAAGCGCTTGCGCGGTAGGCGGCAATGGGTGGCAAGAGAACCTGTTGCGCCCATTGACCCTTGGAGCGAAAGACCACGGTTCCGATGGTGTCATGCAATGGCGTCTGAGCCGGCTGACGGAGCTTGAACGTCTCGCGAATTGGAATACGCTCCAAGTCCAAGCGCAATTTTTCAAAACCGAATGCCAACGTGATTATCCTCGTTTATGGGCGGATTTGGTTGCGGGGAAGAAGTCCCTCGAGACGCTAACCGCCAATGTTATGGTGCAATATGAACGGCCAAATTTGGCAGCGGCAGGGCTAGATCATCGAATAACCTATGCGCATGCGCTATTGGATCATATGCATACCCTTCCACAGGTTACGCCAACCGAGCCGGTAGCTGCGCCAAATATAGCGGCAGCATCAATTGGTGGCGTTCTCGTCGCGTCTGCGCCATTACTCCAATACCTACTAAAAGATATCCCGCCCAGCCACATTTTAATGTGGGTTGGAACCGGTATAGTGATGCTGGTTGCAAGCCTTGTCATCAACAGAAAGCCCCCGGTCCTCATACCCGCAATAAATACGGGAGTAGTGGAACTAGCAGCGGAACCTGATACTAAACCATCTCCAATACCAGTTCAATCAACATCATCGGTTGAGCAGCTTAAAGCGCTTATGGCGCAACGAGCTGAGATCGATGCTCAAATCGCGCAACTGCAGCCATTGGTTAAAGCCATGATGTCCGAAGTTGCCGATCTGCTTGGGAAAATACAAATTCCCGCGCAGCACTCAACCTAAACCCAAAGGTAGAATAATGGATAATGTAGTCCTAACTTATATCCTCACTCGTCTGAAAGAGCCTAGCACATATGCCGGGCTCGCATCTTTCGCGGTTGCTTTGAAGCTGATGCCTAACGATCCGACATTGGTTCAGGGTATTACCACGGTTGGTGTTGCGGTTGCTGGTATTCTTGCATCTATCATTCCGGAAGCGTCAAAGACTGTTGTAGTCGTTCCGGATGGAAAGACGGTTATTAAGTGAATGGTGATGGAGATTGGCCGCTAATGGCGGCCACCATCCTCGCGTTTATAATCCTCTTTCTGTGGTATGAAGGTGATTACGTATGAGCACATCTCCTTCTGAAATTGCGAGCAAATTTCTGCTCGATCTTGCGCACGGGAGATATAACGAGGAAATTAAGACCCTTGACGAAATACTTCAGATTGCAGGCGCAACATTTCCCGCCGCTCTGATTGCCAAGAAGGTAATGGATTCATTCATTCAGATTAATCATCTAACCGCTCCCGATCATTCTGTTCCAGACGGCGCCGGCGGATGGGTTCCATCGACTAACTCACGCATTGGACCGGACGGAAACTTTCAGAGCTAGAACGGTGGATTTCTGGGATGCGATTGATGTATTTCTGGAGCACAACATGACAATCGAACTACAGCCATATTTGGCCTTGGCTACGATTGCTGGCGCCGCACTGGCGCCTACACTTTCTAGCATATGGGCTGGCTATATTGCAAACAAGAATGCGATAAAGGCAGCAAATCTCGCGGTTTTGGCAGCTCAGAGAGTTGCAGAGGTAAAAACAGCGCTCGTTGAAACTAGTCACAATACCAATGAAAAACTGGACACCATTCATGTGCTAGTCAATAATCAATTATCCCAGGCGGTCGAGAGACTAAACAGGGCGTCAGCTGAAATCGAGGAATTGAAATTGCTGCTGAGACGAGAACGGGAATTGGGGGGGGGCATAAACGTTGAATTATGACGCCATATTCCTCTCCATCATATTGTTAATAATAACCTTTGTGGCTATCTCATCAAATGCCGGACGTCTTCTATTTTGTTATTCGCCACATCATACCAGCCACTATCACCTTCATCATAACCGCTTTCATCATTTTCATGGCCATCACATGGTTGTGAATAATGCCTGATGCCGAATCCGAGTTCGCTCCACCCCTTGGTTTCGCGCTGCAAAAGGTGACGGTTCAAACCGGTCCAGATGGTAGAGTTGAAAGGCAATGGCCGCGTTACGCGCCAAATGCCGATCTAGTCAGTCTGACTATTGAGTCTCTAAAGCAGACCTTTGAGGAATACAAAGGAAGAGCCGAGCTTACTCCCCCGCCAGAGCATTTTGTTGACGATCTAGCTGTCGGGTTTATCATCGGTGACGCTCATTTCGGCGGGTATGCCGACTTCCTCGAAACCAAAATTGCAAACTGGGATACCAAGATAGCATCACGCATGCATCTAGATGCCATGTGCGATCTGGTGAATTCCATGCCCGCAACTCGAAAGGCCTTCATTCTCGGCCTTGGCGATTTCATCCACTTTGATACTGCGAGCGGGACGACTACCGCAGGGACGCAAGTTGATGTTGATACACGGCGCTCCCGAGTGTGCCATGCGGCGCTAATCTCCGCACGCTCAATGATCGAGCTAGCGCTGCAGAAGTATCAAGAGATTGAAGTTGAATTTCTCCCCGGAAATCACGATGAATTCAGCGCCCCATGGCTTGCTCTGGGCCTTTGGTCGTGGTTCCACAATGAACCGCGTGTCAAAGTAAACTGCGATCCAGGATTTTTCTGGAAATGGACTTTCGGCAGAAACTTTATCGTCTCGTATCATGGCAACAATGCCAGACCGAAGAATGCCCCTGAAATAATGGCGCGAGACTTTCCAAGGGAGTGGGGAGAATCAGACTACCGCTATGCGCTTGTCGGGCATACCCATCACATAGATAAGTTTCGCAAGGGCGGTGCGATCGTCGAGGCATTTGAGACGCTTTGCCCGCCTGATGCTTGGCATAAGAGACAGGGATACGGAGCTGGGCCTATTTGCGGGCGAAGCATGACAGCGATCGCGTTTCACAAGGACTACGGGGAGAGATATCGAACCACTGTTACGGCACAGCAATTGGAATCGTTCAAATGACCGAAAAAATTGTCCAAATCTCGCTGCCTTCGGACATTCTAGCAATGGTGCAGGCTGAGGCTGATAAGGAACAGATGCCAATTTCCGCAATCATAACGGACATTCTTGCAGAATATTTCGAATGGCTTGAGGGGGAAGATCATGGCAAACGTGAAGGTTCATACATTCCGAAATAGGTTCGAGAGGGATCTTCGTAAGCTTATTCCCGTCGCGTGTGCGATCGCCTGCTGCACAAATGACGGCGATTCCGAAACCGAAGAGGCCGAGATGAACGCGCTTGCGGCTATCGTTCTTGATATTGCAGAGCGGGCGAAAAGAACTCGGAAGCCGCCTGAAGTTCCGGTCTCGAATATTACGTCTCTGAGAGCTTAACAATAATCACGATCTTTACAGCCATCTTTCCAGCCGAACCAATATCCTGCCGCAAAGCCGAGGAGCAGTCCGACAAGCCCGAGCAACAACATATCCGTCATATCTATCATTTCTCCAGGCTACTCCATGGTTTCGGTGCGAGAGGCCCTAATTCTAATCGGGATCTCTGTACTACGCGCGCCTATTTCAAATAGGACTGCCTGGCCATCCGGAACGATTACAATTTCTTCACAGCCTGTAGCTTGAATTTCCGTCATACCGTTTGCGACGGAGACCCTAACAAAAATTGTCTCGTATGTGGCTCTAGTGTATGCTTCATAAATAATTTTTGATTTCATCATCTTACCATTTCTCATGACTACTCATAGCCAACGCCACCATTATTATGAATATCGGTATCCCCATGAGCGGGTAATAAGCAATCACGGGGTATGGCCACAATAGCGCCGCACCTATGATGATACAAATCAATATAAACTTAATCTGCCCTTTTATTATCTGACATATATCAGACAAAACAATCCATAATCTATTCATTGTCTCCTCCGTGTTGCTACGGTGGGAGACCTTTAAAATGAATGATGTTGGAGATGGGCAAATTTGTGTTGGATTAACATCCGCGGCGCAGGTGGACCTTGTCCTCAAGCGCGGCGATGCGTTCTGCGGTGGATTTATTGATTTCGTGTTGCATATCCGGCAGTTCATTAAACTCCGAAAATTGGGTTTCGAGCGTGGCGATGCGTTCTTTCAGACTAGAAATTCTACCATCATAGATGAAACAGTCTCTCGCGAGAGAGTCGATACGATCATGAGCCGCTACCGTTTGCCCGATAATCTCCTCAAGTGCGGCAATGCGCTTATGTAGCTCAGTTCGCGAAGTAGATGCTGAGAGCAAAAGAATTTCCTCCTGAAAGTGTTTCTCAAGCGCGGCGATGCGCTCTTCCAATTCGTGCTCATGCAAGATCCATATTTGTTCAAGCTTGGCGATGCGCTCTCTTAAATGATCTATCTGGAATGGATCGTAGAATTCCGTGTTCATTTGAACACCCCCTCTTTTGTTCTTCTCTGCCATTAACCTATTGATATTATTGGTGGGCGCGACAGGGATTGAACCTGTGACCCCTCCCATGTGAAGGGATAGGTTCTATTGGAATCTAAGGACTTTTGGTATCTTCATGTTAATTTGGTTGCGCATTTGGTGCCATTTTGTCCCTTGTATGTCTCTGTGGACTGTTCACTTGAACACCGGAGCGCTCTTTATGCCACCCCTCTCTTGCCTAACGGTTAAGCTTCCATTTTTGTTTCTACTAACGAAGAATGTGGTTCCATCTTCGAATACAAAAATGGTCTCCCTTTTATCTTCGTCTAACCCTTTTGCGGCCCTAACGGCCAGGATCAATTTATCGGCATCGGCGTAAATAATTAGCTTCATTTGTGGTCAATCTCCAGCGCCTCGGCCGCGTCCCTCAGGTAGTCAGGACTAAAACGGGCATACACCTTAGAGGTAATCCGACTGTCGACGTGCCCTAGGTAGGCAGCGATTCGATCCATACTAACTCCAGCCTCGGCCATCCATGATGCTGCGCTGTGGCGGAATACATGGGCAGTGACCCAGGGTAGCCCAGAACGCCGTCCGGCGGCTTGCAGGCCCTTTTTAACTGATTTGACTGGTCTACCATCCCATTCAATCACGAAGGGGCTTAATGAGTTCGTGCGCGCCTCTAAAAGGGCTTCCAGCAGGGTTCTGTTGATCGGAACTACTGCCCTGCCCTTTTTTAAGCCAATCGGAAGGGACGGTAATCCCCTTGACGGAGACCGTAGATCTATCACCTTCCTCCCGAGGTCCACTTGGTTCCACGTCAAGCCAAGCAATGCGCCAGCCCGGCCCCCGGTTGTCATTGACAAGATCACGAACAGTCTTATGTGCGGGGTGACACAAGAAGATAGGAAATCCCTCGCCTGTGTCCGAGTTAGTCGCAAATCCCTTGGTGGCGACATAGCCGGACGGGATATGAAAGGCGCCTTGGCTATCAGGTTCTTTCTCTCTGCCCATTTTAGCGCGCTCCTAAGTCGTCCGAGTTCTGTGGCAATAGTCCCATCTCTACGACCTGATGCTCGTCTTCTCTCGATGTATCCCAAGCAATCTTGATCGATGATTTGATCCGCATGGCATAAGCCAAAGCTTGCCAATACTGCCGATGCCTCAAACCCCATCGTATTATAAGCAGGTCTGCCCTTAAGCGTTTCGCGATACCCATTCCAGACAAACTCCACCGTTATGGTTTGCGGCCGGTTGACGATTTCGTATTGCTCGGCAAAACTTCGAAGTCCCCGCTCGGCAGCATCACGATCTTTGGTACGGAGTGAGATTCGACGGGTTTCGCCACGCTCTCGCCAAGCTGCGTAATACCAGCCTCGGAAGAGGACAGCCCTGAACCGCGGTTGCATGTTTCGTAAGCCTCAACTGCTTCGATCGAGATACGAAGCAATTTGCCGCTAATTTTGAAACCTTGCAAATCTCCCTTTTGAACTAAAGCGTAGACTAGGCGCTTAGAGCACTGCCAACGTTCTGCAACTTCGTCGGGACGAAATGATCGCTTCATTCCTGTGGTTCCGTAAGGTCTGGCAGGGGGAACCCGTAAGTACTCTTTAAAAGCTCGAGTTCATGCCTATCCACTATGGCTCCGCCCATAAAGCTGATAGCATAGAAAGCGGCTTCCGCACGATCCCACCACGCTGCATTATGACCAAGCTCGATCATGGCGGCCTCCATTACTCTTAAGATTCCCTCTTTGGTCACGTTCCTGGTTACCCTTAATATTTCTTCCCTGGTCACGTCACAATCTCCAGGAAAATCATCGCCAGAAACAGCAGCGCGCCCCCAGTCAGAATGTTGATCCAAAAATCGCGCCTGAGTTTCCTCTGTTGTTTAATCACACGCTTAGAGCGCTCCACCCAACGTTCAATACGCAAGTCTTTTTCTTCCGGGCTCATTTCACTTCCTCATATCTCGCTTCTTGAGGGCCGCGCTCTTGATCGAAATATTTCCCGCGGTATGGATAAAGCGTCGGCTCATCAAGTGACATGAACACGAATTGACAAAGCGGATCGCCTTTTTCGAATTCAACCGTTCCTGGGCCGTGATTTACAATCTCGATGGTTGCGAAGCCCTCGAAGCCAGGATCAAAATGTGTGTTAAATACTGAGATGAATCGCCGCGCCAAACTCGATTTGTCCCGAACATGGCCACAAATATCGTCCGGGAAAATGAAGCGCTCCATTGTGCTTGCGAGTGAGTAATGTCCTGAGCGAATCCTGAGTGTATGATCTATTCTCACATCGTACGAACACGCGGAAAGACCGTAGGATCGCCCGTTGGATATGCCGCGCTCCACAAATGGCGATATCAGCGGCCGCCCCAGAGGGTCTCCATAAGATAGGCAGCAGGCTCGGATCGATTGGGCGCTTAAGACTGTCATTAGGGCACAAACTGCACTGCTATGCATCCCTCGTTATTTTCCCATGCCACCACATAGGTGTTTGTCTCTTCGCATCGCCAATAAGCGCCAATGCCATATCCTAGACCGAAAATAAAAGTCATCTCGCTATCCTCTCAAAATGGCATATTATCGTCGATGATTTCGGCCGTGCTGCGCGTATCCGGTTCCGGCATTAAGAGGCGCGGACCGGAAGATCCATTTTTGCTATCGAGCAGAGCCAGAGTGCCCTGATAGCGCTGCAGGACGACATCGACGGATTTGCGATTGTTCCCGTCGCGGTCAGTATATTCGCGTGTCTGCAGCTGGCCCTCGAGGTAAATCTTAGAGCCCTTCTTCACATATGACTCTATAACTCGGCCAATGCCCTCGTTGAAGATAACCACATTGTGCCACTCGGTGCGCTCTTTGCGATCGCCGGTTGCTTTATCTCTCCAAGTTTCAGAAGTTGCGAGTGAGAAACTCACAACCATGTTGCCATTATTGGTATGACGGACTTCCGGATCGCGGCCAACGTTGCCGAGTAGAATTACTTTGTTAACGCTGCCTGCCATTTGGATCCACTCCCTACATAATTGCGAGAATTTACAGAGTTTCACGGTACTTGCTGCGCCCCAAGCGATCATTCCCGAACCCTGTCTTGTATTGCCTTAAACAATAGCCCGTGTTCTCGCGCCGGCTGCCGGAGGAGGCTAACCGCCTGGGTGTTCCTATTCATAGAGCTGCCTCGCTGGTGGCACTGGCAACTTTTCTTTTCTTTCAACCCTCTTAAATCCCCTTGATTTGATCTGCTGCTTAGGCTGATCAGCGCCCAGGTGTTTCGCTTCTACGCGCTTCGCCTTTGCCGCCTTCCTCGTGTCATTCGGATTCTTAACAGAATAGCAGCATCTTCCTAATAGCCGAGCGTTCTCCAGAGTTGCCGGACCGCCAAGTGCGGCTGGGATTATGTGATCAATCTGGAAGTTCTTCGTCGGTAACCCACACCCCTCGCAGTAGATAACGCAGTCCTTCGTCGTTCGCTTGATAACCGCAACACGGACTCTTGTCGGGAACTCCTTACGCTTCACTGCTAACCGATATCCAATAGAGCATGACGATAATGATTGGCCCGATATAGCGAATGAGCGCGCAGTAGAAAAGCATCATGCCATGGGTCCCTCGACCTCAGTCTTGTCATGGAAAACGACGCCGTTTTGGCGGCCCCAGACTTCCATTAACATGAGTAAATCGCTCATCTCTTCTTTGGATAAGTCAGACGAGTTAAGGCCCCACGGAATGACGCCGTCTCCCTGCAAATTAGGGATGAACTGAACCTCGCGGCCGCAAGCCTGCATGAAAATTGCCTTCCATTGATCCGGTGTATAGCGACGACCGCAATGTTCCTTTTGCGTCGCTATATCAGTTAGCATTGCCCACATGCGATCGTTTTGTGGCAACGTGCGTTTTGCACCCTTGAACTCAATACGTGTTCCGTACGGCGATCGAAAAACCCAATTAACCGCGAGCGATTTAGATAACGGGTCCTTGAGAATTATAAGCGCGCGGCTCACAGCCGAAACCTATTATCCATAACCTTGGTAACCACCTCATCAAGCTCTGCGTTGAATAAATCAACCTCGCCCGACAATCTGCTGATATATGGCTCGTCACGTTCCGCGCGAATGACAAATGGCGGAATAGCTGGCCAGTAAACAAATAGGTCGATCCACTCGCGTTCTGCCACCCATAGATTTCCTTGACACTGCGCTTTGTGCGCGGGCGGAAATTCACCTTTCAAAAGGGTTTCGATCATGAGGTGCGGCAATTTTGTCTTTATCTCCAGCAAGCCATTTTCACCAATTAGTGAGTCCGGACTACCTCCTTTGCGGCCATTGCGGATAAAACCAACCTGCTTCGGCTCTACATCATTCATATAGGCATAAAACGCCCGCGCATCTGGTTCCATGCGGTGGCCACGCTCAGTGTGAATATTTGAAAACCCCTCCGAAGGCTGTCTACCAGTGATGATTTCCCCGGCGAGCTTATAAAGATAAGTCTGCCGTGTTTTGCTTGCGTCACCGCCCTTACCGCTTGCTAAAACTAGTGAAAAGTTAGATGCTGTTGGGATACCCATTCGCAATGCGAACCATTCGTCGGAACCCTGCTCGCAATCGAAAATCTCTATCACGAAAAACCCCATTTCCAAGCGTATCTAATGAGGTCAATGATTGTATAAGCAAATAGATAAGCAGCAAAAAAAATAAATATATCGCCTATGCTCATAAATCCAAATATGATATCGCAGAGAGGCCACAAATTCATTTCTTTGGTAGTTTCATGAATATGTGTAGGACTTTCCGGAACAACGACAGTCCCCCAATAAGGCATTTTCCCGCCATTCGCAGACATCGCTGCGTTGTTCATGGCTGATCCTGCTTTAATCAGACCGCATGCGCAGACAATGCGGATAACGAATGCGTATATAGTCATAGCGGCTCTTTTGCCGAAGTTTTTTTGGCGCTAAGCAGATTCATGGCCTCGCGGAACTGGCTAGATCGAAGCACCCCAACCGATTCCACCTTGAAAAATGCGAGAAACTTCGCCAAATCCGCGTTGGTAGATGCGATCTTGTCTCGAATGAGTTGTGCTTGGGCATTGGTTACCGGGGCAGGGTCACCGCCAGAGTCATTACCGTTGCTGCTTGCAGCTTTCCCATCGTCATCATCATCAGCCCCGGCAATGCCAACCATTACCGGGGCAGGGTCACCGCCAGAGTCATTACCGTTGCTGCTTGCAGCTTTCCCATCGTCATCATCATCAGCCCCGGCAATGCCAACCATTGCAAACAATGATTGGCGTCTTGAGTAGGTCAGGGCCGAGCCCTTTTTCTGATGATCTAGGTTTGGGCCGCAAACGAAATAATCACCCTCAACCCATTGGCCTGACGAATGAATAAGCCGCGTAATCAGAATTACATTGCCGTTTCGGTCAATTGTCGGAACTTGGAACACGGCGATCTCTTGGCCCGATAGCGCGGGACGAATGCATTCAAGGCCGGCTGCAAGATCAGTATACATGTAATCGTAGTTACCTTTATCGCTCTTTACCTTCGCCGTCTTGTGTTTTGTTGGGTTCTCGATTTTCTCTTGGGCCTTCGCCATTGCGGCAGCGATTTCACCGGTCTCTTGCGATGTGATCATAACGGGTCACTCGTTTCTGGCAGTGTTGGCAATTCTCGCATTCCGAACGATTCCACATCTGAGTTTTGGCACCCAATCAGCCGCATAGTATCAAGCGCGTGTTTATCGCCTTCGTGATAACCCCAAATATATCCGATAAAGGTCCACATAGCAGCGATTCCGATAAAAATTAAGAGCCAATGTTTCATAAATGGGCCTCCCCAATCTCCATTTCCTCGCCACACTGAATGTCCGCTTCCCTGAGAACTGACTTGATAAGCTTCATGTGAAGTTCACCTATGGTATTGACGCGATCATCCAATTCTAGAACACAACGGATGGCTTTTCGCAGTATGCTAACCCGCTCCGCATCAGTCATTAGACTTGCCTTCGTAAACGATACTCATGCACGATGCTGCGCTTCCCGGTTGATAAGAACTCAATCTCATAGCAACCGGCAACGGATGGGATCAGTTTGAAGATTTTTGCCGTACTCCAAGCTCGAGTTTGATTAAGATCGAAGGCAATGCCCTCAACCAGGACCTCATCGCCTACCTTATAATCGTAGATTGGGTTTGCGCTAACAGTCATTTCCCTCTCCTCTACTGGGCCGGGTCCTGACATCGAAATGTCTTCCCTCGTCCATACCCATTTAGTGAAGCGTCGTGGGCGTTGAATCCGCGCATTCTGAGCTAGCTCTTTCAGCATTAGCTCCATTTCTGGCGCTTCGCACTGCCGCCTTCTTCCTTGGTTTGTGCCTCGGGTTTCCCCTTCTCATCCAAGCAATGCCTCAGCGGCAGGCCGAAACGTCAGTAGCAGCGGTACCAGTCATCTCCATCCCAGCACCAGCCGCCGCGATGACGAGGACGATAATCATCCCAGTCACCATGCCAGCCGCCACCGTGCCAACCTCCGTGGCCACCATGCCATCCACCGCCATGCCAGCCACCGTGGCCGCCATGCCAGCCGCCGCCGCCACCTCCATGCCAGCCACCTCCGCCCCATCCATGAGCGTGCGCAGACATTCCGAAGGTGAACATTACTGCGACAATTAAAACGAATGCAATTATACGAATGGTCATTTTTACCTTCTTTGTTTGTGGGTGAAGCGCCACTAGTCCGCTGGCCCGCACATAGGACTAGAAATGCACAGGCTCTCACTGGCGCTTCGCACTGCCACTCGTGGTGGCAGGCCGAAATGTCAGGCCCTTTGGCTATTTTTATAGCAGCGTCGCCAAAATGTTGGCCAGATACTCATGATATGGCCATTTAAGCCATTTGCGTTGCCATACGCGTTTGTCCACTCCCTAACGTACTTGCGCCATGGGCCGTACGACGGTAGTTGTGCGATCATGTCTTCTTTAGTCAATCTGCATTCCTTCCGTTTGTTAGTGAAGCGCCACTAGTCATTTAACCTGTCGGCCTGACTAGAAACGCGATCAGGCTATACTGGCGCTTCGCACTGCCGCCCGCCCGATCCCATCTCACGAATAGGATCCATCTCATTTTTCCGTAGGGGGCCTTTAACCGGGATTCCCCATTCAATGAGACCCGCTAAGTCCGAGCGGCAGGTCGAAGGGTCAGTTAGCTATTGACCAGGCGAGCAAGTGTGTCCAAACACTGGATAGATCCCCTGAGCAATAAGAGTTGGCCTGGCGGCAATAATTCTTGCTCGCAAGTCTGTCGACCATGAAACAAAGGCTGCCTCGCAGGACGGCGTAGTCTTGAAAGTTGCAATGTAGCTCGACGATGGGCCGTTCCAAATCACTGAAGCGAGGAGAACAGTATTGGTTTCCCACGCATAGCTAGGTGTCGCGGCGAGCACTCCAATTGATGTAACAGCGGCTATAAGATAACGTCTCATAAATTCTCCGTATCAGTTAGAGAGTGAAGCATGTCGCTTCGTACTGCCGCTCTTGGCGGCAGGTCGAAACGTCATTCTGAAATACGCTCATTAAGCAGCCGTTGCTTGATCGCACGCCAACGTACAATCCAACGTCCTATTGCCTTCCTTTCGGTGTCATTTACTACTTGAAGACAACCGCATAGCTGATTAGCAAGCGAAATAGCTTCGTCAACCTTATCTGCTAAGCGGTGCTCCGGTTGTTGCACTACTCTCCACCTTCTTCAAAAGTAGGAACGCGCCGTCGTATGATTACAGGAACCTTTGGCGAAAGAATGCGAGCAGAGACCCATCCCTTATGCGGCCATTGCTCTTGATCATAACCAAATTCTATCCACCGCCATTCGATGTTGCGATCGTCTATATAAGACCGGCCGCAGTAACGAACCTCCACGCCAGCTCCGAGTTTCCACAATTGACCCGCATATAGGTTTGGACGCGCTCGGACCCAAGCAAATTGAGCGTTGTCTACAACCTGTACTTGACAAGCAGATGCGGCCATAGTCGAAGCCAATAGGGCAGCTAGAGTTAATTGGAGAATTTGCATATTGTCCTTACTTTCTGAAGCATTGGCGCTTCGCACTGCCGCCCGCTGCGACAGGTCGAAGTGTCAAGCCATTGCTTTATTGATTTCAGTTTCGCTGATGTTAGGGCACTGGCTTAGAAGCCACCAAAATATTTTTTGTTGTAGTACATCGCCGTAGTGACGATCATTCCCAAGCAGTTCTTTAACTTCTGGGATAAGCCTCCCGCATTCTTCCGGAGTCCTACGAAAATATCCTGCTAGTTCCGCAGCTGCCACACCAAATAAAATCTTCTCCTTGTATGGCCAGCAGTACGCGGCATCGATCATTGGAACAGTGCCATTGAACAACACCATTAAATCGTTGCCGTCTTTTACTGTTCTTGCTGCGCATTCTCCGAGAGTGTCATCCCTTCCATATTTTACACAGCATTTTGGCGCGTCACCTTCCTCTGCGCCGCTTTTGCCATCAGGATCAGGCTTGACTCTGTTCTGTGGGTTGGGATGTGGAGGATGAGGTGGGCCACCCTTCCCACTACCTTGTGTCCTAGTGAACCCAGTTCCTTTGGCAGCGAAAAACCTAGGGGTTTTTTGACTTAGTTTTTGGTGAAACAGATCAAGTCTTAGTTCTTCTAGCTCGGACCTGAATTCTTCTAACCATGGCCGAAGGATAGTCTCTGCGGCCTCCATAAGCTCATCAGCATGTTTGCAAAGACGAGTTTTATCGGGAGCAAGACAGTCACTCCACTCGGCCCCGAGTGTTAAGCGGATATATACACGAGGGTGAACCATAATGTTTGGAAGCGCGGCGACCGAAAACAGTGTTCGGCTAGACTGATAATCGACGTGGATTTTCCCTGTGTATTTGTTTGCTTCCTTTGGATCGCCGTAGTAGAGCGAAAATGGTTTCCCTGCTGCGAATCCCTTTGTTGTTTTTGGACTTAGTAAATTCATCACATCAGAACGCAAGGGTACGAATTTGTCGCTCTTGTCATTCCAAAGAGATATTTCTTTACCAGCCTTTAATGCTGGGAAATATCGTATCGATAGTTCATCTGCTAGAGGATCTAGAACAATTCGTCGCCGTCCTTTTGTTAGCGGCGCTACTGTGAAGATAGATCCTCCATTGGATATGAACTCATGAGCCCTATTTATGGGAAGAGTACTACCGGAATATTCTTCTGGCCAATTATCAGAGAAGTCTGCCTCAAACTCTCTGTATACATTTCTATAGACTGTCCGAAGGAGAATTTCCCTCCCGAAATGCAATAATCCGGCCTTGCCACCGTATCCATATCGGCCAATCTTATTACCCGTACCCTTCGATAGTGAAACGCCGAGTTTAAATGGCGCGTTCATATCTGAGACGCCAGAGCCATTATCGGATATTTGGAAATAATCGCCGCCAAACTGAACATCAATTCTCGTTGCACCAGCATCAATGGCATTGTCTATCAACTCTGATACAGCTTCCTTTGGCTCTAGAGAATTCTCAATGGTCTCAATAAACCCTGTCGTTGGTGTTAGGCGAGCCATTAAAATAAGTCCTTTTGTGTGAGCCCTAGCGAATCACAGAGTGATATTAGGATATCAACCTGCTTGTGCTTGTTGACTTGTTTGAGTGAACGTAGGACCTTACTAGCAATCGCATCAGGAGAGGGGGGCTCTGGCGCTGGCTGAGGCGGCCTCTTCACCATTTGGCTGATTTCTTTCTCGGTTGTTGCTGGGCAGATCGAGCCGTCCTCGATGCGACTGCTCACCTCGTTGAGCTGCATTTTGGTGGCGATGAGATGAAGAGCAGCCCATGAGGCTGGAAGATTTTTGGTGGCCGTGTTACGGCCATTGAAAAATTCGTAGATTTCTACCGTCTTGTCAGCATGCCTGCGCCCAAACCCGAACTGGCCAGGGAACGCTTGCACCCAACCAATCCGCTCATTATCGCCACGGTTGGCGCGCTTGACTAACTGGCCTTTGAGCTGCGCAAGTGCTTTTCCGACTGCTATCCATGCGTCAGCTGCATTTGTGTCCCTGATGCGGCCCTTGATGTAGAGTGCGCATTCCTTGATGATCGCTTCATCAGCTGGCGCGCCGGAAAGAATCATCCCGGTACCTTCCGGTGGCCTGCCTGGTCTTTTCATTTGAACCACACTCATTTTCATTTTCCTTGTTGGCGCTTCGCACTGCCGCCGGGCTAGTAGCGGCAGGCCGAAACGTCATGGTACCCAAATCCATCCCTTGCCGCCCTCGAGTCTTTGCCACTCATATGCCATCCAATTCCCGTCCTTACCTCTACGTCCCTCAATTAAGCGGGGAGCTTTTTTCTTAGCTTCCGCAAGATTTTCTGCATCGATTTCTCGAACGAACTTTCCGTTTCGAAGCACGCGATATTTGTTCATCACGCGACCTCGGCTACCTTGCGTAACTTGTGAAAAACGAACCTGGAGTAACGCGCATAAAGCATGGCACCACGTCGATTGACCGCGCGGATTTCTCCGCCGAAACCGAAGTAGCGCTCAACCGGCAATTCATCCGCGATGATGATGAGGAGTCGATTGACAAGTCCGCACGGGCGAAGGAACGAGAGCCCTGCCGCTATGCTTTCGAGACTGGACGGGTAAAGGGCATAATGTCGAGCGCGTCGCTTGACGTTATCGATTGCTACGGTACGTGCGCGTGCCTCGATTGTCGCTAGAATGCGTCTCTCTGTTTCGGTACGCATAACAAGCTCTCCATCCAATTTGATGGAGACGTATAACCTTAATTTAATTATTTTGCAACAACAATTTTAAGGCTGACCATGAACAGCTTTGGCTTTAAGGTGGAAACCTAACAAATTTGTCATTTGAAAAATGGCACGTACATGTCATTGCCGCGTAATGTACAGCCACCCAGATCTGGGCGCGAGGGGTGAAGTTTTTTGGAGCAAAGCAACATGCAGCTACGGATTACTGCGGTCGCCGTTTTGCATCAACGTATTGCCGAGTTAAAAATTCAGAGATCACTTTGCCTGTATGCTTGGGAGACGCAGTGTCTAGATGAGCGCCTGATGGTGTGTCTAACACTCTTAGAACAATTAACGAGATTTCAGACGCCTCCACATGAGAATAATTTAACCCAAGAAGCATCCCCTCTACCGCACCCATAAGCAAATCGCGCCCACGTGAAGGGAACCCAAGAATATCGTTCGGCTCAATTCCTAGCACGTCGGCCATATTAGACAGTTTGGCCCACTGCACGGTTCCCTTCCCGGTAAAAATTTGAGCAACGGCATTGCCTGTTAATCCTAGAGCTGCGCCGAGCTGCTCCTGAGTCATGCCCTTGTGGCGCATAAACGTTCTGATCCGTTCGCCAATCTCC